ATTATGATGAAGGAAGTGAGTCCTGGTCGCGTAGAAGAATATCGTGGTCGGCCTTTTCCTAGTTACGTTGACTATAGAGCCATCGTACGGGAACAAGGTCTACACAAAAATGTCTCGGTATTGCCAATATTGGAACCTTTAAAAGTTCGCCTTATTACTAAGGGAGAACCTTTTAAGTACCATATTGTTAAAACAATCCAAAAAGACATGCACGATTTTCTTCGCAATATTCCTCAGTTTGCATTAATAGGTAAACCCTATACTCCTGATATCTTACCGACAATTACCGATAACCTTGGTAAAAGTCCAAAAGATTTCTGGGTTTCAGGGGACTATTCTGGTGCAACTGATAATATAAATATTGAAGCAACTAAGATTTTCTTTGAAGTCGTTCTTTCTCGTTATGAGGATGAATTTCTCAAAGATATTGCTCGTAAAGTACTTTACGAACAAACACTTCATTATCCTACTGGTTCTGGTCTATGGCCAGCTGAACAGGTTAATGGACAATTGATGGGTTCCCCCTTATCTTTTCCTATCTTATGTATGGTAAACTTAGCAGTTTACTGGTATACATTAGAAAAGTACACAGGTAAGCGATGGGAGTTACATAAATTGCCGGTACTTGTGAATGGTGATGATATCTTGTTCAAGTCGGACAAGGTTCATTATCGTTTATGGATGCGATACGTCAAATCCATAGGGCTCTTCCCTTCACCGGGTAAGAACTACACGCACCCCAAGTACTTCCTTATTAACAGTCAGCTAACCAAAGAGGTTTCTGCTACTAGTTTTGAACATATACCTTTCTTTAATGTTGGCCTACTTGTAGGACAAACTAAAGTCACCGGTCGTGAAGATGTTAGATGTGCTCCAATATTCTCTCAATTTAATGAGATGATAAAGGGCGCTGACAATCCTACACGTGCTGCTCGTCGTTTTATCCATTATTGGAGATCTGATATTAATCAGTGGACTAATAATGGCCTATACTCTCTCTATGCCCCTTTGGGTCTCGGAGGATTAGGTTTCGACAGAGCTGGTGCTGGTGATTCATATCTGACCGTTTTCCAACGTAAGTTGGCTTCCGGAATCTTATCATATCATAGGGAAAACCCTATTATTGATTCGATATCAGATCTGAAATTAGGTCGTATGGAACTTTCGCGAGATTTCCGTAAAGGAATCCCGACTAGCAAAACTCCTCTTTCTATCTTTTGGATAGATAGATCAGATTTAGAGACGAATGAAGATTTGTTTCTACCTATTCTTGGTGGGCAGGGATACGCCCTAATGGATCGTCCA